TGTGCTACTTCAAATTTTCTTTGATTTACTGCAAATGTTCTCATCTCTCTCAAGTATTTTACTGTCTGTCTCTTTCCTTTTTTAGGTGGAATTAGTTGTTGTTTAGGCTTAACTTCTATAACTAATTGTTCTCCGTTATCTTTTTCTACCCAAAAGTCTGGGAAATATCTGTGCATTCTCCTATCAATGGGGCTTCTATACGGTATACAAAACTCTTCAGATGACCAATTTACTATTTGACTGTGAGAATCTAGGTATTTCATTAGTTTGAACTCCCACAAACTTCTATAAATAATATTAGAAGGATCGCCCTTATATTTTTTTGGATTGTGAGGTACAAATTTTCCAGAATAAGCCATAAGGGTATTTATAGAGGAACATAGATGTCAGGTCAAGATGACGTAAACTTTGAAGCAGGTAGAAGATATCACGGAACAACATTTCCGGATGAGCATATTGCTGATAAAGCAAGAGAAATAACTTCAGTAGATGCATTTGCATTTCCATTGGATCTTGGAAAGCATTCATTTGTGATGAATTTCGTAAAATTTAAAATGGGATTTATTGGTGCACCTATAGATGATATAGTGTGTTCAATTGCATTGCCATTACCTGGAACTGGTATAGTTGATAAGTCCGGAATGAAATATAACCAGGATGAGTTAGGAGTTATTGGTGGAGCCATTGGGGGAGTAACCCAAGAAGTTCTAGATGCATTTAAAGGTGGAGGAGCATTAAGTACTTCAGATGGTAATGTACCTGATGCTGGTAGTGATGAATTGCAATTGTTAAAAACTTTAACTCAAGCAACAGGAGCTGCTGGTAGACAAGCTATAAATGAATTAGGACAAGGACTAGGTGCAACTGCAGACCAGGCTTTTGGAAATGTTATAAATCCTCACGTAGTATTATTATTTAAACAAGTAGACCTTAAAACCTTTACACTACAATGGAAACTGGCACCACAAAGTAGAGATGAATCAAAACAATTAAAATTTATAATACAAAAAATTCAAGAGATGGCTCATCCAGAACAAAAGACAGATGGAAACGGAGCTAATTTTTTCTTAAATTATCCAAACCAAGTAGATTTATTTTATGCTGGTGTTCAAGAAAACTTACACTACTTTAAAAGATGTGCTATAACTGGAATAGAAGTTAACTATCAACCAGAAGGAGATAACTTATTATTTGCAAAAACTGCTGCTCCAACAAGAGTTGATTTACAACTTGAATTCCAAGAAACAGAAATATGGACTGCAGAAGACTATCAGCAATTACAGAGAAGAAAGGTAGGATAAATGGCTGTTAGAGGATACTTTGCAAACATACCAAGTATAGAGTATGCAACAAAAATAGCTAGGAACTTAATTACTAGACCTATTATAAAAAATAAAATATTAAACAATCCAAATATTATTTACGACTATGTTGTAAAAGATGGAGAGAGACCAGATATTATTGCTAATGCATATTATGGAAACGTAAATTATACTTGGCTTATCTTTTTAGCTAACGATATTGTTGATCCATATTATGACTGGCCATTAACAAATGAACAATTAAATAACTTAGTAATTGATAAGTATGGATCAATAGAAGCAGCACAAGATACTACAAGTACAACAAATATAGTTCATTACAAGCACAATACAAAAGGTACAATTATTTCTAAAGATACCTTTGATACAGGTTCACAAAGTTGGAGTAAAATAGTTCAGGGTCAATATACAGCAGTAAGACAATATGATTTTGAAGTCGAAAAAAATGAGGCTAAGCGATCAATAAAATTAGTAGACAATAGAGTTTCTGGTACAGCATTTGAACTACTAAGAGAAGCTATGTTAGAGAATGGATAATGTCAGAACAAGAAGTAGTCGTCAATAAGTATGAAAGATTAGCACCTATTGCTATAACTCATGCTGGAGGTGTCGTGGATGTAAGTTCAGCTATGACAGCTCTTTCAATTAAAGAAGACATATTTACAAATTCATTGTCAGCTAAAATGGCTGTAGTAGATACATCTGATTCTCTAGGTGTAATAGAATTTGAAGGCTCAGAAACTTTCAAGGTTTCTTTTAAAAGTATATTAGAAGATGATCGAATAATAAGTTTAAAATTTAGAATATTTAAAATCAACGTAGAAGTAGATCCAAATAAAAATGATATAAAAGTATATTCTTTGCATGGAGTGACTCCAGAACACTTCAAACAATCTAGCATGGATATAAACCAATCATTTAAAATGCCAATAAAAAAAGCTGTACAAACTGTATTTGATAAACTTGGCTCTGATAAAGAGATTGAGATAGATGATACAACAGGAACGTACACTTACATTGTACCTGGAATGACTCCTTTTGAGTCTATGTCTTTTTTTCAAAGAAGGGCATATGACTCAAGATATAGAGCATCTTTGTTTAGTTTTTATGAAACAGTAGATGGTTTTAAATTTAAAAACCTAGAAAGAACTATAGATGAAAATAGAAAAGAGGCTATAAAGTACAAGTACTCTCCAACAGTAAGAGCAGGTGACAACGATCCTCAACATACAATAGAAAACTTAAAGTTCCCTAACAATAAAGATGTTTTACAAAAAATAAAATCTGGTGCTTATGCTAATGCTGTGAGAGAAATAGATTTGATCAATCAAAGAATAAATAGTACTGAAGTTAGAATAAAAGAAGACTTTGCAACTTTTGTGCATTTAGATGACACAGCAATGTCTTTAGACACGAAAGACTTAATTGATGAACATTTGAATGTTATTAATAGTACTAAGTGGATAAACAACATTGGTGTTGATGATAAAAGAAAAGATTTAATACCAAGAAGAAAATTTTATCTTGATTGCTTATCTCAAGTTTCGTTAAACATGGTAGTACCAGGTAATTCAAATTTATCAGTAGGTCAAGTTATAGATTTAGATTTATTAGAATTGTCAGGATTCACAGAAGAGAAATTACAAGAGCCAAAAATATCTGGTAAGTATGTAATAACTAGGGTATCCCATATGATAAGAGGTGAGGAATATAGATGCATTGTAAACTGTAGTAAAGAAAGCTATAGAGCTAATGTTCCAAAACCAGAAAGAAGTATAGTGGTGAAACAATAATGCAAACAGGAACAAAAGCGTTTACTAATTTTAGAAACTTCATAGGAGTCGTTGAAGATAGAAACGATCCAGAAGAATTAGGTAGAGTAAAGGTAAGAGTATATTCTATTCACACTGAAGATAACGATGCAATAAAATGTGATGACCTTCCTTGGGCTATGGTTGTACAACCAATTACTTCTGCTGCTATAAGTGGAATAGGAAGATCACCTACAGGTATAGTAGAAGGTACTTGGGTTTATGGTGTATTCTTAGACGAAGGTGAATATCAAAACCCAATAGTAGTAGGTACTTTAGCAGGAAAACCATCTGAATTAGCAAGTGATAGAGGATTTGCAGATTCAAAAAATCAAGTATATCCATTAAATGAGCCAGATATATCAGAGTTAGGAGAGTCCTCAGTTACAAGATTAGCAAGACCTAATGCAGAAACTCATGTAAATTTATTATCAAAAAGAGCTAATAAAGAGGCTTTAGGTACAGTAGAATCAGCTAAAGGATCAAAAGTACCTAGCGTTTGAGTAGATAAAGATGATAATATTTACACAAGAACAAGCTGGAAAGAACCTCATCCCAGATATGGTGGTCAAGGTACATCATTTCCTCCTGGAGTATCTAAATCAACTTATCCTTTAAACCACGTATGGCACACTGAGGCAGGTCATGTATTTGAAGTAGATGATACTCCTACAGCAGAAAGAATTCATATTTTCCATGCTAAAGGAACATTTATGGAAATTCAACCAGCTGGTGATAGAATGACTAAAGTTGTTGGTAATGACTATGAAGTCATCTTTGGTGAGAAAGATATGTTTGTAAAAGGTAATGTAAACATTACTATAAACGGAAATGTAAGAACACTTATCAAAGGAGATAAGATAGAAGAGATTGATGGAGATTACATACAAACAGTAAGAGGCGATGTAGTACAAAAGATAGCTGGTAATGAAGCAAAAGAGATTGGAAGTGATA